TGCACAAACCTTTGCAAAGGGCAGTTGTAACCAGCTATTTTGGCAGATTCTTATAAATATCATTAAGAGATTACAAAGCATTCAAAAGGAAGCAAAACATGGCACTAACATCACCAGGCGTAGAAGTTACAATTATTGACGAAAGTAATTACCTTCCGGCCGCAACTAATTCAGTACCATTCATAATGATAGCGACTGCACAAAACAAAGTAAGTGGAACAGGAACTGGCGTAGCTGCAGGAACAACTGCTGCCAATGCAAACAAGCCATACTTGATTACTTCACAAAGAGATTTGGCCGCTACTTTTGGTACACCATTCTTTTATAGCACTGCAGCCGGAACTGCAATCAATGGTTACGAACTCAACGAATATGGTTTACTTGCAGCCTACAGTACACTAGGAGTTAGCAACAGAGCATATGTACAAAGAGCAGATGTTGATCTGAGTCAACTTACTGCTACATTAACTCGTCCAACTGGCGATCCAGCAGACGGAACATATTGGTTTGATACCGGCGTAAGCACATACGGTGCATTTGAATGGAGTTCAACAACACAAACTTTTACCAACAAAGTTCCTACAGTAATAACAAAAGTTGCTGATCTTGTTGGTGGTGTGTCAAGTGGTGTGCCATTGTCAAGTATTGGAAGTATCGGAGACTATGCAGTTAACGTTACCAATACAAACAATCCTGTATATTATAAATCACCAGGAAACACTGCAAGTGATCCTGCCGTAACGGCAAACAGTTGGGTGCTTGTTGGAAGTGATGCATGGAAGAATTCTTGGCCAACTATAATTGGCACTGCAACAAACCCAACAATTACTGCTGGAAATAGCATGATCTTTAACGATATTTCTATCACAAGTTCAGGAACAAGTATTACTACTGTTGCAAGTGACATTAACACTGCAAGTGTTCCTGGAGTAAGTGCAACAGTTGCAAATGGAAAATTACAGATCTTTGTTGATTCCAATGGTTCCAATGATGGATCAACTGATGATGGTAACGGAATACTAATGGTTGAGGATGGAAATAATTCAACATTATTAACAGAACTTGGTATTGCTACTAGCACATCAAAAGACGGAAAGCCTTACTATGCACCAGTAGTGCATTTTGGATACAACTATAATAATCCAAGTTGGCAGACCACAGGCGATGAGCCTCATCCAACTGGATCAGTTTGGTTTAAGGAGAACAATGTAAACGTTGGTGCAAATTTTGTTGTCAAAGAGTACTCTGCAGCAACAGATACTTTTGGAACACTCAGCAATCCGGTGTACGCAAACGATGAAACAGCATTGAAGAATTTAGATCCATCAGGAGGCGGACTAAACGTTGCAGCAGGATCTCTATACACTCAATCAAATCCTCAAGCCAACGGTACCTATACATTTAAGTTTTTTGAGAGATATTCAAGTGGTGCAACACTAGTCACTGGTAATACAACAACACCTGAGTTTACCAATCTTGAAACATTTACAATACAAGCAAGTGCTAAAAATAGTACAACCTTAACAACTGCGGTTACTGCAACACTAGGCGGAACAACCGCTGCAGACTTTGTGACAGCCTTTACTGCAGCAAATGTTGCAAACACAACTGCAAGAGTTTTGAGCACAGGTGCAATACAAATTGAACACACACAAGGTGGTGTTATTGTACTTAAAGATACAAGTGGTACTCCGGTAACAGATGCAGGTATAGTAACAACTATCGAAACAGGTCAAGTTAGATCAGGTAACGACAGTGATGTCATTCTAAGTAACTGGATTCCATTAGGGTTTGGAACCACACCAGTATATACTGCAAGTTCAACTGCTCCTAGTATTGATCCAGCAGATGGAACATATTGGTACTATAGTGCAACTGATGAAGCAGACATCATGATACAAAGTGGCGGAACTTGGAAAGGTTATCAAAATGTAACAACTGACCAACGTGGTTATCCTTTATCAACAACAAGTCCAAATGGACCAATTGTTGCTGCAAGTGCTCCAACAAAACAAAGTGATGATAGTGCTTTGGTCTACGGAGACTTATGGTTATCAACTGCTAACTTAGATGACTATCCAGTGATTTATAGATGGCAAAATGTTGAATCAGTTGATCAATGGGTACTGATAGATAACACAGACCAAACAACACAAAATGGTATTTTGTTTGCCGATGCACGTTGGGCAGATGATGGGTCAACCGATCCAATCACTGGAGATATTGATACAATTAAAACCTTACTTACAAGTGATTATGTAGATCTAGATAAACCAGATCCTACACTTTATCCTGAAGGCATGTTGTTGTTTAACACAAGACGTAGCGGGTTTAATGTAAAGAGCTTTCAAGTTGACTATTTTAATAGCTCAGACTTTCCATTTGCTACATACGGTGCATTGCCTACTGTAACAGATGCATGGGTTACTGCTAGTGGTAACAACGATGACGGTTCACCTAGCATGGGCAGAAAAGCTGTAAGAAAAATTGTGGTAGCGGCTATGAAAGCAGGAGTAGATGGCACACAAGAACTACGTGAAGAACAAAAGATCTTCAACTTACTGTGTTGTCCAAACTATGAAGAACTAGCTACAAACCTAGTAGCTCTAAACAATGAGCGTAACAACACTGGATTTATTCTAAGTGACGCTCCAATGCGTTTAGCAGATACAGGCACTGATATAACAAATTGGGCAACCAATGCAAACGGCGACGGACTTACAACTGCTGATCCATACTTTGGTGTGTTTTATCCAAGTTGTCAAACCACTGACTTGTCAGGCACTACAGTTGTTGCACCAGCAACACACATGATGCTTAGAACAGTGGTACGCAACGATGATGTTGCTTTTCCATGGTTAGCTCCAGCAGGTACAAGACGCGGTACTGTTGATAATGCTAGTCAGTTAGGTTATGTTAACGCACAAACAGGTGAGTTTACACAAACTGCAATCAGACAAGGTTTAAGAGATACACTATACGAAAACAATATAAATCCAATTACTTTTATTCCTGGATCAGGTATACTTAACTATGGTAATAAAACAACATTTACTGGTAGTTCACTTGATAGAATAAACGTTGCAAGACTTGTAGCATTTATTAGAGGTCGACTAGAAACAATTGGTAAAAACTTTGTTTTTGAGCCAAACGATCAAACCACACGTGATGAAATTAAAAATGCAGTTGAGAGCTTGATGATAGATCTTGTTGCAAAGCGTGGTATCTATGATTACTTGGTTGTATGTGACGATAGTAACAATACACCAGCAAGAATTGATCGTAACGAACTATATGTTGATGTAGCAATCGAGCCAGTTAAGGCAGTTGAATTCATCTACATACCGGTTAGAATTAAGAACACAGGCGAAATAGCAGCTGGTAATGTAGCCAGTGCAGCCGCAGTTTAAAGCACTTTAAACAACGAAAAATGAGGTTTAGGCCTCATTTTTTTGTGGCCAATTTAGGATAAATAATATTGTAATAAGGAGAATTATAAAATGGCCGTATCATCGCTAACAAGAATGACAGTTCCTTTGGCATCAGACCAATCAAGTCCAACTCAAGGACTGTTAATGCCAAAACTAAAGTACCGCTACCGGGTGGTATTTGAAAATCTTGGCGTGTCTACACCTAGAACAGAACTTACCAAACAGGTAATGACTTTTACTAGACCAACTATAAACTTTGAAGAAATTGAAGTACCAATCTACAACAGCAGAATTTATCTTGCTGGACGTCAAACATGGGATGCAGTATCAGCAACATTTAGAGATGATGCTGGCGGAAATGTAAGCAGATTGATTGGTGAGCAAATCCAAAAGCAAATGGATACACTAGAACAAGCATCAGCAAGTTCAGGTATTGACTATAAGTTCGTCACACGTTGTGAAGTACTAGACGGTGGTAATGGCACAAGCACACCTAATGTTCTTGAAACTTGGGAACTATATGGTTGTTTCTTAGTAAATGCAAACTATGGTGACTTAGATTATGGTTCAAACGATCCAGTAACAATCGAAACATCAATACGTTATGACAACGCAGTACAAACACCTCTTGGAACAGGAATTGGATCAACAGTAGGAAGAACACTGGGTGACGTCGTAACAGGCTAATTAAGTTAGAGGAGTAACTTATGGCCTTCGGACAAGACTTTCTCAAAGGATTCTTTGGTACTGATTTTCTAAGAGACTATACACATGCGAGTAAAACTTTTCGTAGTAATAACTCGGCCCTCTCTCCACGTCGAAAATTTCTATTCCATGTAGTTTTTAATCTCAATACACAACAGATTCCTCAACTGCAAAGTATATTTCAAACTCAAGATTTACAAAACCTTAATTTGCTGGTTAAAGAAATTAAGCTACCAACCTATAAGTTTTCTGTTGATACCATGAATCAGTACAATAGAAAACGTAAGGTTCAAACACAAATTGAGTATGATCCAATCACATGCATAATGCACGATGATGCCAGTGACCTGAGCCGTACACTTTGGTATAACTATTTTTCATATTATTACAAGGATGCTAGTCAAAAGTATTTTGATGCCGCAGTTACCAACGGTAGTCTTGGACCAAACGCACAAGGCGTTGATCCAGGAGCAGCTTATCCTTATGGATTTAGAGATATCTACACACAAGACAGAGAAATCAACGACTGGGGATATATTGGTGAAAGCTATATGGACGGTGCTAGAGCTGGTAAGCCAGCTTTCTTTCGTGATATTACTATTTTTGGACTTAACGATGCACAGTGGTGTGCTTATACACTAATTAATCCAATAATAAGTCGTTTTGAACATGACACATACAACTACGAAGAAGGTGGAGGTATCATGCAAAATAC